GCTCGATGACCATTATGGGCTTGGCTGTCTGGGCGCAGCGTCGGGCGCGGTCGCGACGCATAATGCGGCGACGAAATGGAACAAGGCGTTGCTGGATAATGCCGCGCGGCCATCGGGGGCTTTGGTCTATGACATGGGCGACAGCGGGACGTTGAACGGCGAACAATATGCGCGGTTGAAGGAGGAGCTTGCCGCCAGTTTCCAAGGCGCGGGCAATGCCGGACGGCCGATGTTGCTGGAGGGTGGCTTGAAATGGCAGGCGATGGCGCTGACCCCAGCGGAGATGGATTTTGCCGGATTGAAGGAAGCGGCGGCGCGGGAAATCTCGCTCGCTTTTGGCGTGCCGCCAGTGCTGCTTGGTCTGCCCGGCGATGCGACTTATGCCAATTATCGCGAGGCAAACCGCGCTTTGTGGAACCAGAGCATCATCCCGTTGGCGCGCAAGATTTTGGACGCGCTGGCGCAAGGGCTGCGGCCCTATTTTGACGGCCTGACGTTGGACTTGGATTTGGATGCGATCCCTGCGCTGGCCGAAGATCGGGAGCGGTTGTGGGCGCAAGTGGGTGCAGCGGACTTTTTGACGACCGAAGAGAAACGCGCGGCGGTGGGCCTTGCGCCGGCCGTGCAGCCGTCAGAGATGTCGAACGAAGCGGGTGCGCTCGAATTCAAGTTCAATCCGTGGCACGACACCGAAAACGGCCAGTTCACATTTAAGGGACAAGGGCAAAGATTTGCTGGCGGTGGTGGAAGTTTCGGCGGCGGTGGCGCTTCGGGGGGGGTGGGGTAAGCCCAAGGCACCGAAGCCGAAGAATGATGGCGGCGGTTTCCGTGGTGGGGAACCGGGTGGCGATCAAGCGAGTCGAAGTTGGGATGGGGCCAAACCTACCACGCCACCGACAAAACCGCTCGCCAAACCATTGGCAAAGCCGATAGAAGTCCGGACGGAAATCGTCAGAACCACTGTTCCGAAAGTTTTGGAAACACCTGTCGAGCGACCGTTGCCGACAACTCGGAAAATTTCTGCAGGCGGCTATGATTTTGAGGCGGATGAGCAGGATCGGACGGTTCGGGCGTCTGGTCAGTTGCGTTTACAACCCGATCAGCCACGATCCCGCGACGCGCAGACCAACGCAGGAAAACCCAATCGTGAACAGAACGATCATGGCGGCCATTTCATTGCCCGCGAATTCGGCGGACCGGAGATCAGCTATAATCATTTTGCCCAGAATGCACGTTTCAATCTCAGCGAGTACCGGATCATTGAAAACAAATGGAAAAAGGCTCTGAAAGCTGGTAAGAATGTAACTGTTGACATCCAAGCCACTTACACCGGAAATTCGCGGCGACCAGATTGGATATTCGTGTTTTCAAATATTGGCGGCATTGATGAAATCGACCGCATGCCCAATAAAAAATAGGAGGAAAATCATGGCAACCGAAGAAATGGGCAAATTGCTGAATCAAATTGGGCAGCTTGTCGCCAAAACGCTTGGCAAAGTTCCCGATGATGTTTTTGTTTTTATCCGGGCTGCCGACCAGTTGAGCGGCGGGGCAATTTTTGAAAATCTGCCTGAACAAGTCATCTATCATGATTTCGGACATGACGTTCATGACACCATATTGGAATTATGGGACGCCGCGCCGCCTGACAAGAAATGGTCGATGCTGCTGTACGATATCAAGGATGGCAGGTTCGATGCCGAGTTTTTGTACACAGATGATCTCGAGGATGAATGGGACTCGCTTGACTATCGGCAGGATGCTCTTCGCGCCCGCTATGGCGACAAGCCTGTCATCTACCCCAAGCGGGACGGAAAGTTCCGTATACTGACGTTGGACGATTTGCCTGACGAAGATGAGAATTCCGCAAGCTAGCTGGCGCTGCATTTCCAGTGGGTAAAATCGAACGTTTACCCAACGACAAATAGGAGATTTGGCATGGCAAGCGAAGAAATGGGTAAACTGCTTAATCAAATTGGGCAGCAAGTAGCAAATTTTCTGGGTAAAGTTCCCGACGATGTTTTTGTATTCATCGAAGCTGCGGATCAAATGACCGGCGGCGCAATTTTCGAGAATCTGCCCGAACAAGTCATATATCGTGAATTTGGCAACGAAACACATGATACCATATTGGAATTATGGGACGCCGCGCCGCCTGATAAGAAATGGTCGATGTTGCTTTACGATATCAAGGACGGCAGGTTCGATGCCGAGTTTTTGTACACGGATGATCTCGAGGATGAATGGGACTCGCTGGACTATCGGCAGGACGCTCTTCGTGCACGCTATGGCGACAAGCCCGTGATCTACCCGCCGATGTATGATGGCGATTGGCATGAGATAACCGAAGACGACCTGTCGGGTGATGCAAATCCCGCGACCTAACGGTCGTTGCATTTCCAAAAGACACGATAACCGCCGCTTGCCGTCTGCACCATGCATGAAGCTGCGCAGATCGCGCGACCCTTAACGGCGGATAGAGCCTGTTTGGGTCCGATTTACACATAGGAAACATCAATGGTTGATAAAGAACTGCAAGGTCTGCTGGAGCAGGCCTCCGAAACTGGTGCGCGTCGTGCGCTGGCCGGGCTGGGGCTGGACGATGCCAGCGCCGCCAAGGATATGGGCGAATTGCGCGAGCTGTTGTCCGCCTGGCGCGACGCCAAACGCTCGGCGCGCAAGGCGGCGATTGGCTGGGTCGTGCGGATGGTGTTGGCGTTGTTGCTGATCGGCATTGCGTTCAAATTGGGCCTGCCCGGATTGGTCAGCCAATGAGGCTGGCGGGCTATGCCGCGATCTTCGACGCGCCGGACAAGGGCGGCGATATTGTGCGTAAAGGCGCGTTTGCGCGCGCGGCAAAGGCGGGTTTGCCCTTATTGTGGCAGCATGACCAACGCCGCCGCATCGGCTTTGTCGAAAGCTTAAGCGAGGATGCACGCGGTTTGCGGGTGATCGCGCAACTCGATGATGACAGCGCCGTCGTGCAGGCGGGCAGCGGCCTATCCTTCGGCTACCGCGTGCGCGCGATGCAGCAACAGGAATATCGGGAGCTCACTGACCTCGACCTTATCGAAGTCAGCATCGTTGCCACCCCCATGCAACCGCTGGCCCGCGTGCTGGCGGTGGAGGCGGGTGGGCCAAACATCACAGACATTACTCAGTTCACGCAAGGAGAATGACATGGATTATGAAACTAAAGCAGACAATCTGGACGCCGTCTTTGACGGGGCGGTGCCGGCGGTGGCGGTGACGCGGCCCGTTTTGTCGGGCGGCAAGGTCGCTGACCCGGCGCGGTCGGCCTTTGTTGATGGCTATTTGCGGCGCGGGTCGGAGGTGGAGTTGAAAAGCTTCACGGGCGCAACGCCTGCCGATGGCGGCTTTGCCGTGCCGCGCGAAATTGACGAAGTTATCGACAGCGTATTGAAATCAATCTCCCCCATTCGCGCGATTTCGAGCGTAGTGCGCGTGGGGTCGGCTGGCTATCGCAAGCTGGTGACGCAAAATGGCGTGACATCGGGCTGGGCCGCAGAAACGGCGGCGCGTCCGGAAACGGCGACGCCTACATTCAACGAAATCGTCCCCAGCTTTGGCGACCTGTATGCCAATCCGGCGGCGACGCAGGCCATGTTGGATGATGCCGCATTTGATGTGGAGGCCTGGCTAGCGGATGAAATTGCTACCGAATTTGCCAAGGCCGAAGGCGCGGCATTCATCAACGGCAATGGCACCAACCGCCCGCGCGGATTTCTGACCGCGCCCGTTGCGACAACAAGCGATACGACGCGGCCCTTTGGCACGTTGCAATATGTGCCGACGGGCGTGGCGGGCGGTTTTGCCGCGACTAATCCGCAAGACAAGTTGGTGGAGCTGGTGCACGCCGTGCGCGCGCCCTATCGTCAGGGGGCAAGCTGGGTCATGAATGCGTCGACCCTGTCCGTTATTCGCCGGTTTAAGACAAGCGATGGCGCGTTCATCTGGCAACCTGCGCTCGCCGCAGGACAGCCGGATACATTGATGGGCTATCCGGTCGTTGAAGCTGAGGATATGCCCGACATATCGGCAAACAGCCTGTCGATTGCCTTTGGCAATTTCAAGGCGGGCTATTTGATTGCCGAACGGAGCGAGACCAATATCTTGCGCGATCCCTATTCGAACAAGCCTTATGTTCATTTCTACGCAACGAAGCGTATTGGTGGCGCGCTGATCAATTCGGCGGCGATCAAATTGATGCGTTTTTCATTGACGTAAATATTTCGGCCTCTGCCCGCTGTGTTGATGGGCAGAGGCCGTTTTTGGTTAAAATAATACATCTCAAAAGCCGATATGGCTAAAAATAGCGCAACCCTGGTAGCGCGTCTCCCCAATTTCAAAGGAATATCAGATGTTGAGCCTTGATCCGCTCGGCCTCGACAGCGTCATGCTGGCCGAGGTTCGGGCCTATGTGCGTGTCGATGCGGGCACCGATGACAATGTGCTCGCCGCCTGCGCCGTCGCCGCCGTTGAACATGCCGAGCAGTTCACGCGGCAGATACTGATCCGTCGTGGTGCAAAGGATATGGTCACGACAGGGTCGGGCTGGCAAATACTGCAAGCCATGCCCGTGCAGTCAATCGTGGACGTGACGGGCATTCCGGCAGAGGGCGCAAGCTTTCCCATGGCTGCATCGGCGTGGGAGGCAAAGATCAGCTCACGCGGAGAAGCCTATTTCAGGGTGCTACAGCCCGGCATTGCGGGACGTGCGGAGGTATCGCTTATCGCTGGCCTATCGGTCAATTGGGCCAGTCTGCCGGAGTCACTTCGGCTTGGGTTGCTGCGGCTGACGGCATATTTTTACAACAACCGCGATGCGAGCGATGATGCTGGCCCACCTGCCGCTGCAATGGCGTTGCTGCTGCCATTCCGCCGGATACAATTGCCATGAGCGGGGAATTTGCAGGCACGTTGCGCGAACGTGTCGTGATCGAAACGCGCCTGAGCACACGTGACAGCCGCGCAGGCGCAATAGGCAATTACATCTATGAAGGGCAGGCATGGGCGGCGGTTTCACCGTTAATGCCCGCCGATCTGACGCGCGGTGATGCCTTGTCGGCACTGCCGCGTTGGCGGGTGACGTTGCGCAAACGCGAAGGGCTTGGCCTAAGTACAAGGCTCACATGGCGGGGCAAATATCTCGCGGTGCGCGGGGCCTTAAGTGATCCGCAGACGCCCGGGCAAATGCACCTGACCTGCGAAGAAGTGCGATGAACGGCGACCGCCTGACGGCCAAAGCCGACGTCTTGGGAGCGGCGCGCGTGCAGCGGATCAGCGACCGATTGATGGTAGCCGACTTACCGCAAGGCGTGCGCGCCGAACGCAGTGACGAAGGCGTAACTTTAGTGGCCAAAAACCTGCGCCGCCGGATGCTGGACGACGCGCAATTAAGGAATTTCGGACGATGAGTGATGCAGTGCAAGCCTTGCAAGCTGCCGCCGTGGCAGCGCTGTCGGCGCACCCAGTGTTGGCCGCGCAACTGACGGGCATTTATGACGGCCCGCCGCCCCGTGCCGACTTTCCTTATGTCGCGGTCACCGACGGGTTGGTGAGCGATTGGGGGACGAAGACGCAGCAGGGGCGTGAAATCCGGCTGGCGTTTACGGTGTGGGATGATGGCGAGGCCGCGTCGCGGCTCACGGACCTTATGGGCCATGTCGACGATGCCTTATTGGCGATCCCACGTGATTTGCCAGGCTGGCGGATCGCGAGCTTGGTCTTCCTGCGGTCGATCGTACTGCGCGATCCGGCGGGGCCATGGGCGGGGCTGGTCGAGCACCGTGTTCGATTGCTCGCCGTCTAACCCAGAATTATTTTTTCCGCCGATGCGCGGATATTTTCGAAAGGATAAGGGCATATGCCAGTAGAAAAAGGAAGCGCCTTCCTGTTGAAGGTTGGCAATGGCGCAACGCCGCCGGTATACGCAACGGTCGCTGGCCTGCGCACTACGCAATTGTCGATCAATGGCGATCCGGTGGTCATCACCCATAAGGGCAGCGGCGCGTGGCGTGAGCTGTTGTCGGGCGCGGGTGTGCGGTCGGTGTCGGTGTCAGGGGCAGGTGTCTTTACAGGGTCGTCTGCTGAGACGCGGATCAAAAACAACGCCCTTTCGGGGCAGTTGGATGATTATGAGTTAAGCTTTGAAGGTGGGGAGCAGCTGCGCGGAAAATTTCTGGTCGCACGGCTCGATTATGCCGGCGATTTCAATGGGGAGCGGTCCTACACGCTGGCGCTGGAAAGCAGCGGACAGGTAACGTCCTTATGACGCGGCCAGCCAATAAGGCGCGCGGCGAAGCGTCGTTATTGCTGGAAAGCGGGGCGGTCGTTTTGCGCCCAAGCTTTGCGGCGCTGGTCGCGGCAGAGGAGGAGCTTGGGCCGTTGTTCGCGCTGGTGGAACGGGCGGCGGCGGGCAATTTGAAGCTATCCGAAATGGTCGCCCTATTTTGGCATTGCCTTTATGACGCCGACGCCGAAATGACGCGTGATAGGTTCAGCGAAAGCGTTGCCAAGGCGGGGCTTTCGGCGATGACGCCCGCGCTGAAAATTCTACTTGGCCAGATATTGAGCGGGCAATGACCTTTGCCGATGTCGCGGCCCGATTGGCGGCGCACACGGCGCTGACATTAAGGTGGCGACCCGATGACTTTTGGAACGCCACGCCCGCCGAATTGCTGGGCATATTGCACGCGATTGCGGGCGATGGCGAAGCGCCGCCAAGCGCGGACATTATGCGCCGACTGATGACCCAGTTTCCAGATAGCCCAAGCGGAGAGACATGATGGATGAAGAAATTGACCGGCTGGTCGTGTCGGTGCGCGCCGACACCCGCGCCTTTGCAAGCGACGTTGCCGCGATGCGCGCGGAACTCGACGGGCCATTTGCAGACGGGCTGGAACGCGCCGGGGCCGCGCTGGAACGCGGGCTGACGAGCGCAATTCAACGTGGTAAATTCAGCTTTGAAGATTTACGCCGTGTGGCGTTGTCGGTGTTATCGGAAATTGCGGCGGCTGCCATTCGTTCGGGTTTGAATGGGGGCAGTGGCGACGGCGCTGGCAACCTGCTTGGCACGTTGGGGACATTGCTTGGCGCAGCATTGGGTGCGCCGGGCCGCGCGACGGGCGGCCCCGTATCGCCGGGCCGGGCCTATCGTGTCGGCGAACGCGGGCCTGAGTTGTTTGTCCCCACGAGCAGCGGGCGTATTGAGGCGTCTGCCGCGTCCGGTACGCCGACAGTTGTGCGGATGACGATCAACGTGTCGGATTCACGTGGCACTGCGCCTGCTGCGCTTGAACGGTCCTCGCGCCATGTTGCGCGTGCCGTCCGCCAAGCCCTGGCGCGGGATTGAACCATGGCATATTGGTTATGCGACAAAAGGCGGCAGCAAAAATCATCGCCCGTCATGCGCTTCGACCCGCGTTTTTGGACCGTGAATTTTCCACGCCCGATGATGGCGTCGGTGGTGACGACTGACCCGGAATCCTTGCGCGCAGACGCGGTATTTTATCGCAGTGATGATCTGGCGGGCTTGATCTGGGACAGCGTCGATGCATGGGACCACCCATTGCTCGCTTATGAAACCAACCGCGATTACCGACGGCTGACCATCAGTTTCCGGTGGCGATCGCAAGGCATCATGCCATTGAATGCTGTCAACGGCCCGACGCTGACCATATCTGGCCGCGACGCCGATGGTGCAGCCAAAAGCTGGTATGTGCGGTTGTGGAATTATGCCGTTGGCACGCCGCAGGAGGCAGAGATCGTCCTTGATTTTAGCGATCTTTCTGGCGGGTTTTTACTGCCGGAAGAGGGCGACCCTGTGTTTGCGGGCGACATTGACAAGATGTTCATTTCGCTCGTTCCGCCAAGCTATACGGGCCAGCCGGGCAGCTTGAGCGCCCCAGCAGAAGGCTGGGTCGAATTGTCCGAAATCCGCTGCGATGGCGCGGGCGTGATGCTCGATACCGGTGATGTGATGATCCCCGAACATGACCTGAAAATGGCGACGGGCTATGATGATGCCTATAACCAGACGCCAGCACGGCTGTTGCGGCAAATCCACGCTTTGGGCTATCGCGAAACGATCAACCATTATGTCGGCATGAGCCATTATTTTCGGTTACAGCCACTGGGCAATGCGCATTATGTAAGCTTAACGGGCGGGGCGTTGAATATGCCCTGCATCGCCTGGCACAGTAGCTTTGCCGCGCAAGCCAAGACGCTTGGGTATGATCTGATATTCTCGTTAAGCTATGAATTGTTTGACGCGCATAGCTGGAATGACTGGAAACAACGCGCGGCCAACGGTGACCCGGCGCTGACGGGTTGGACGCCGCCATCGACATTGTTGTCGCCAGCGCATGTAGGCGCGATGAATTACCTGAAGGCCGTCGCGCAGGCCTTTGTCGCGATATTGAAAGACGCCGGATTGCCGGTCAAGTTCCAGGTGGGTGAGCCATGGTGGTGGATCATGCCCGACGAGCGGATTTGCCTATATGATACGGCGGCGACGGCGGCCTTTGGGGCGCTGTCGGTGAGCATCGAGAGTATAAAGGGCCCCAAAACGGCGGCGCAAAAGGCGATGTTGGACAAAGCGGGGCAGTTGCTTGCCGCGTCCACAGCATCGATCTGCGCTGCCGTGCAGGCGGAAGCCGGGAGCGCAGGCGCGCAGACTTTATTGCTGGTCTATTTGCCGACCGTGCTGGACGCCGAAGCGCCCGAGGCCATGCGCGCAAATGTGCCATTGGACTGGGCCAAGCCCGCGTTCGATGTGTTGCAGCTTGAAGATTATGACTGGGTCATCACGGGCAATCATGGGGCAACGCAGCAGGCGGTTCCGTTGATGGCGACGCGATTGGGCTATCCCGTCGCGCAGCAGCATTATTTCACTGGTTTCGTCCTTTTGCCCGAAGACAAAGCGCAATGGGGCGAAATTGCCTTTGCCGCAGCGCAAAGCCGCGCGCGCGGTGCGGCACAAACCTATGTCTGGGCGCTGCCGCAGGTCGCGCGCGATGGCTTTACCTATTTTCAAATTGGGCAACAGGAGGACGCGGTGCAGGAATTTGATGATGTGCTTTTTCCGCTGCAAATCGGGCGTGAGGCAGAAGTGACTGCCGCATTTTCAACCAATTTAGTGACCACGCTTTCGGGCCATGAACGACGCAACAGCAGTTGGAGCAATGCGCGTTTAAGCTATGATGTTGGCCCCGGCGTGCGGTCCGAAGCGGAGTTGGGGCAATTGCTGTCTTTCTTTCGCGCACGGCGTGGTCCGGCGGTCGGGTTTCGCTTCACTGACCCGTTCGATAACAGCTCGAACGGGATGACGGGCAACCCCAATATGTTGGATCAAAGTCTCGGGCTGGGCGACGGGGTGCGCACGGCGTTTCCCTTGCTAAAAACCTATGGGGCGGATGGCCAAGTGCGCCGGATTACCCGACCGGTTGCGGCATCGGTCCTGGTTGCTGTGAATGGCGTGACGGCGACGGGCTGGTCGCTCGCGGTAGGTGGAGTCGTAAGCTTTGCCGCGGCACCGCCTGCTGGCGCAGCCGTGACCGCTGGATATCGTTTCGACGTTCCGGTTCGCTTTGCCTCCGACCAAATGGATATGGCGCGGGCGACATTTGGCGCAGGCGATATGCCCAATATTCCGTTGATCGAAATCCGGGAAGCGGTGTGATGGACGCGTGGATGGAAGGACCATTGACCAGCGTTGCTTATGGCTGGCGGCTGGAACGGGCCGACGGGGTGACATTGGGGTTTACCTCGCATGATGTCGATGTCGCGCATGATGGCATATTGTTGCGCGCAAGCCCCGGAATGCAGCCAACGACGGTCATGCAAAGCGCTGGCCTGGATAAGGATGGGTTGGACGTATCGGGCGCGCTGACATCCGATGACATCTGCGCAGATGATCTTGCGGCTGGACGTTGGAACGGGGCGTATCTGGAAATTTTCCTGTTTGACTGGACCGCGCCCGCGAGCGGCAAGCGCGTGTTGGCCGCCGGGGAATTGGGCGCAGTGTCCTTCACCGATGATGCGTTCGAGGCCGAGCTTCTTGGCTTGCAAGCGCGGTTGGAAAAAGCCGTGGCGCCGCAAACGTCTCCATCTTGTCGCGCACGATTTTGCGATGCGGCCTGTGGTCTTAACAGTGCACGTTTTCGGCATCTGGCCGAAGTAGCAAGCGGTGATGACAACCGGATTTCGATCACTGCACCCTTGGACGTTGCCGAAGGATATTTGGCCTATGGCGAATTGCGTTGGCTTACCGGTCCCAATTGCGGGTCAACTGCGAAAATTTCAGCCCATGAAAGCACGGAGATTTATGTGTATAGCGCCCCGTTTCATGTGCCAAAAGTAGGCGACCTGATTGAACTGACGCAAGGGTGTGACAAGATCATGTCCACATGTGCGGGGCGATTCGACAATGGCGCGAACTTTCGCGGCGAGCCTTATTTGCCCGGCAATGACCTACTTACCCGTTACCCCGGTGGCAATTAGGCTTCAGCCGCCGCAGACCAAGCCCCAAGCGAGCATCGCTGCTTGTGCGCTGACATGCCTAGGTGCGCCGTTCCGATTGCATGGCCGTTCGCCGGAAACCGGGCTTGATTGTGTTGGCGTCGTCTCGGCCTGTCTTTTCGAAGCTGGCTATCGTTTCGAAACACCCACAGATTATCGCCTGCGCGGTGATTTTGAAGGACGCGTGCAGGCTTTTTTTGCGGACTCAAAATTTCGGAATGTTGACGATGGATCTTGGATCGCGGGTGACATTTTGCTGCTGCGACCCGGGCCCCGACACATTCATTTTGCGGTGCTGGCACACGTCGGTGCGGTGCATGCGCATGTGGGTTTGGGCCGCGTCGTATTGACCCCGCTGCCGCTGCCTTATGGCAACATCACCCAATGGCGCTTTCAAGGAGACTGATATGGCAACGCTTGTTTTGACCGCCGTAGGTTCCGCGATTGGTGGACCGATTGGCGGCGCCATTGGCGCTTTCATTGGCCAACAGATCGACGCAGAAATATTCGCGCCGCCTGCCCGACAGGGGAGCCGGCTGAAAGAACTGGCGGTCCAGACATCGAGCTATGGTTCGCAGATCCCCGGCATATTTGGCGCCATGCGGGTGGCGGGCACTGTCATCTGGTCCACAGATTTGATTGAACAGCGGACGAAAAGCGGTGGTGGCAAGGGGCGGCCTTCAACGGTGAATTACAGCTACCGCGTCAGCCTTGCCGTGGCGCTATCGAGCAGGCCAATCGCGCGTATTGGCCGCATATGGGCTGATGGCAACCTTATCCGTGGTGTAAATGATGACTTTAAAATTGATGCCCAGATGCGTGTGCATGAAGGTCAGGAAAATCAGCGGCCCGATCCTTTATTGGCCTCGGCCGAAGCGCATGGGCAGTGCCCTGCACATCGCGGCATAGCTTATGTTGTTTTCGAAGATCTCCAGCTCGCCGAATTTGGCAATCGCATACCGTCGTTCACCTTCGAGATTTTTGAACGCGACGAGCCGCTGGCGTTATCCGCCTTGCTGACAACGGTTTCGAATGGCGACATTGCGACCCAAAGCGGGCTTGAGATTATTGGCTTTGCCGTTGCCGGTGCGAGCGTGAGAGAAGCTGTTGCGCCGATTTTGGATAGTTGTCCGTTGGAACTTGTCGTTTGCGACAGCCATCTTGTTATCCGGGATGTCGGCGTGCAGCAGGATTTTGTCCACAACATCGACATTGTGGTTGAAGAAAATGGGCGTGCGTTGGAAAAACCAAAGCATGCCATGCCACCGGCGGCCAATATTCCGGTCCATGTCTCGCTGCGTTATTATGACGCAGAGCGCGATTATCAGGCAGGTATTCAGCAAAGCAATAGTGACGCAGCTGGCCGGGGTGACATGCGATTGGAATTGCCTGCGGTGCTCAGCGCTGGCGCTGCCAAGGCCATCGTTGAGGCCAAAGACAGCGATGTTCGCTATGCGTCCCATGTCTGGTCCGGGGCAGCCGCAGCGTCGGGCGGTTCTTACCGGCCCGGCGATCATTTCCGGACAGCCGATAACCGGAAGTGGCAAATTTCAGAGGTTGAAGTCGGTCTGGGAACGACGCACATCAAGGCCAAGGCGTTACCCAAGTATATGGCAATCGGTGCCTTGGCCAGCGAAGCTGGACGGCATGTGCCTTCTGCGGATCAGCCGATTGGCCAGACGCGGATTATGGCCCTGGACATGCCTTTGGTCCCAGGCGGCGATCCGCATAAACCGGCCTTGGCGTTATTTGCAGCAGGCACAGAAGCTGGTTGGAAACGGGCCGCGATCTCGCTTTCAACGGATGATCAATGGACGGATTTCGGGACGACTGCCCTGCCTGCGGTGATGGGAAATACGCAAAATGCAATGGGTGCGCATCACCCGTTTTTGTTGGATAAGGCAAGCATGCTTGATATCGTGCTGCTGCACGCGGCCATGAATCTTGCGACCCGTGACACTTCGCCTTTGGCGGTGGACGCGCCGATATTCTGGATCGATGGGGAGTTTGTGCGCGTCGGGCGCATTGTGGCCTTAGGCGAAAAAAGCTACCGACTTTCGCGTCTAAGCCGGGGCGTTTCCTCGTCGGCTATGCATGCACCTGCGCACGCCGTTGGTGCGCAAATTGTGCTCATGGATGCAGCCTCGACGCGTATTATATCCGAGAACGCTTATCAGGTCGGGCAAACGGTTACACTGGATGCGCAGGGACCTGGTGATGTCGCACCAGTGACAACAGTCGTTGTTGCAGAGGGAATGGCCATTACCCCCCTGCCGCCCGTTCATGGCCGCGTGGTAAAAGACGGTAGCGGGAATTTTGATCTTTACTGGAAACGCCGCTCGCGGCTTGATCTGGGCTGGATGGGTGGCGTTGACCAAGCACAAGCGGAGGATCAGGAAAGCTACCGCGTCGGGCTTTACATCGATGACGACATGTTGCGTGAATGGACGGTAAGCGAAAATTACCTGCACATTTCGGCAAGCGAAATGGACGCTTTAGGGGTGCTGCAAAACAGCTTGGTCATTTTTAAAGTGCAACAAATCGGACGTTTTGCGCAGTCCGGCCCGCTGACCTTGGGTTTGAGTTGATCGGTAAGTTTGGCGCAATTCATCTTACATGGAGGATATATGCCCGCATTAGAAACTGGACGCTATCGCCTGCCGCTTTTGGCAGTGTCGCAGGCGCAGAAAGAAATCACGCACAATGAAGCGCTCGTTACGATTGATGCGCTGCTGCATATGGCCGTTGAAGCCGCCTTGCCGGCTCCGCCCGCCGTCAATGATGATGATATTGGGAAATGTTGGGTCATAAATGGGGTGCCAACCGGTGCATGGGCAAACAAAGTCGGTCAGATCGCCTATTGGATTGGCGGCAGTTGGCGCTTTGTCGTTCCCCATGAAGGAATGCGGCTTTGGAACCGATATACACGGCGTCACAGCCTATACATCTTGGACCAATGGACGACCGCACCTTCGGTACCCAATCCAACGGCTGGTGCTGTCGTCGACAGCGAAGCGCGCGCAGCACTTGCGGCGATTTTGGATTATTTCAGGCTGATCGGCATATTGGCAACATAAGCCGAGAATGCCGGAAAACGTTACAAATATTATGCGCAATCGCCAAAAATGGCGACATTTTGGCAACAGTATAGAGACATAGCGACTTGCATCGATGGAACAGAATTGTTAAACCAGCGTTCTCGAATTTCCGTTCCTAAGATAGAAAAGGGGAAAGTTGATGCGTAAGTTAGCCATAAGTTTGGCGCTCGCTTCTACTGCTCTGGCGTCACCGGCTTTGGCCCGCGACAACCAGTGGTATGTCGGAGTTGATGGCGGTGCCATGATAGTAGAAGACCTTGCTTTGGATATTGGTGCCCTGAATGATGCGGCAACTGTAGACACAGACAAGGGTTATGATGTCGGCGGCGTAGTTGGCTATGATTTCGGCGGTTTCCGTCTTGAATCAGAAGTGTCGTATCGTCAGGCTGATGTGACTGGTTTTAACAGCCAAACACCTCAGATCACGAGCGGTGCGGGAACGGCTTTGGCATCTGGCGGCACCTATGCCGTAGCGGGTGACGCGAGTGCATTGAGCTTCATGGTCAATGGACTGCTGGATTTCGGTGACGACGATGGCGTTCAGGGCTTTGTTGGTGGCGGCGTTGGCGTTGCACGTATCGACGTGCAGACCGTTTTTGCAGCACCATCATTCCTTGATGACTCGGATACGGGTTTTGCATGGCAAGCACTCGCTGGCGTTCGCGCGCCATTGAGCGACAACTGGGATGTGGGACTGAAGTATCGTTTCTTTAACGCGGACAAGGTCAGCTTGGTTAATCGTCTTGGCCGTGCAGTGGACACACGCTTTCGTTCGCACAGCTTGATGGGCAGCCTGATTTACAACTTCGGCGGTGCACCTGCGCCGGTTGAAGTGGCACCACCACCACCACCGCCACCTTATGTGGCTCCACCACCACCACCGCCACCACCGCCGCCACCTGCGCCGGTGTGCAACACAGGTCCTTATATCGTATTCTTCGATTGGGATAAATCGAACCTGCGTCCAGACGCAGCCTCGGTTCTCGATAATGCCGTTGCGC